TGGAGAAGGTCTTCGGTGGCCTGGGGGAAAAGCCGGATGCTTTGATCAGAGTCAAAGACGCCGCCTTTTTCCGCCGCTGCGTGCTCGGCGGTCCGGTGGGTTTCGGCGAGGCCTACATGGAGGGTTGGTGGGAGACGGACGATCTTGTCTCGGTCATCGCATGGTTCATCCACAACGCCGATGAGTCGACCGTCCTGGAGGGGTCCGACCGGAAGCGCCGCCGGATCGGGCTGATGAATTTTGCGCACCGCGTGGCGCACAAGCTACGTCCGAACAGCCGCCGCACCAGCCGCCGCAACATCAAAGAGCACTACGATCTCAGCAATGACTTCTTCGCGCTGTGGTTGGATCCGACCATGACCTATTCCGCAGCCTATTGGGATCAGCCCGGGGCGGACCTCGAGCAGGCGCAGATCCGCAAATACGATGTGCTCTGCCGCAAGCTGCGCCTGCAGCCGTCCGACCAAGTGCTCGAAATCGGCAGCGGGTGGGGCGGTTTCTCCATGCATGCGGCGAAAAATTTCGGATGTCATGTCACCACGGTGACCATCTCGCAGGCCCAATTCGACGAAGCGGCGCGCCGCATCGCCGTGGCGGGCTTAAGCACCAAGATCGATGTGCTGCTCCAAGACTACCGCGAGCTGCGCGGGGAATTCGACAAGATCGCTTCCATCGAAATGCTGGAAGCGGTGGGCGAGCGTTACCTCGACGGCTACTTCGCCCAGTGCCACCGTCTGCTCTCGCGCAAAGGGCTGCTCGGGTTGCAATACATCACGTGTCCGGATGCGCAATACAAGGTGCTCCGGCGCGGGACCGACTTCATTCAGCGCCACATTTTTCCCGGCTCGCTGCTCAACAGCATCGGACGGGTCAACACGGCGCTCAATCGCACGGGTGATCTCTTCCTGCACGACTTGGACGATATGGGTCCGTATTACGCCCGGACCCTGCATGTCTGGCGGGAGAACTTCCACCGGGTGGGCGACGCGGTGCGGGCGCAAGGGTTCGATGACATTTTCATCCGCAAATGGGACTACTACCTCGCGTATTGCGAGGCGGCCTTCGCCACGCGTCATATCAGTGTGGTGCAGGCCATTTACACGCGGGCGGACAACGAGACGTTGGATCATCCGACGGGACTGAACTGGGGGTGCTCGTGATGCCTGAGTGGACGGAATTCTGGCGGCTGATGGTTTTTGCGCTGGCGATCCCGGTCGTGATGACGTTAAGACGACTGGCATTAAGATGCGCGGTGCAGGTGCTGCAACTAAAGGCACAATGTGCCGTGGCCCAATGGCGTAAGATATGAACTATACCCAGCTTACCTCCGCAATTATTGATTACGCTGAGTCAAGTGAACAGACGTTTTTAGATAACATCTCGACGTTTGTTCAACTTGCTGAAGAGCGCATCTATAACGCGGTGCAGATACCTGCTATCCGCCGAAATGTGGTTGGTAACTTTACGTCTGGGGATAAGTACTTGTCTTTGCCAACAGACTACTTAGCAACCTTCTCGCTTGCTGTGACGGACGATGCTGGCGACCAGCAGTTTTTAATTGATAAGGATGTCAACTTTATTCGACAGGCTTATCCCAACGCTTCTGACACTGGGCTACCCAAATACTTTGGGCAGTTTGCTCCCTATACGTTCATCATTGGTCCGACCCCTGACCAGAACTATGTGGTTGAGCTTCACCAGTACTATTATCCCCAGTCAATTGTTACTGCCGGTACTAGCTGGCTTGGTGATAACTTCGAGTCTGCGTTGTTGTACGGTGCGTTACGTGAAGCTGTGATCTTCCAGAAAGGCGAGCAGGATATGGTCGCTTATTATGAACAGAAGTATCAAGAGTCATTGGCGCTCCTGAGAGATTTGGGTGATGGTAAGGATCGTCGCAGTGCTTACCGTGACGGACAACTTAGACTTCCTGTGCCGGGACCGGTGCGGTAATTATTTATTAGGAGCCTTTCATGGCAATTACGCAAGCAATGGCAACATCGTTCAAGGTAGAAATCCTTGACGGTATCCACAACTTCGGAGTCGGCGTTGTCCGGGCTTCAACCGCAGCAGATACATTTAAAATCGCGCTGTACACATCTGCAGCTAACCTTAGCGCAACGACTACCGCATACACTGTTACAGGTGAGGTGGTCGGCACTGGCTACACGGCTGGCGGTAACACGCTGGTTGTGTCGGTTGTTCCTGTGTCATCTGGTACGACTGCATACCTGTCGTTTTCCAATACCTCATGGTCAACGGCTACGATTACAGCTCGCGGCGCAATGATCTATAACAGCACACAAGGCAACAAGTGTGTGGCTGTGTTGGACTTTGGTAGCGACAAGACATCGACTGCAGGTACTTTTACGATTGTGTTTCCGACAGCGGACGCAACAAACGCCATCATTCGTATTGCTTAAAAGGAGCCTGACATGGCTCTAGTATTAGCCGACCGTGTTAGAGAGACCAGCGTAACAACTGGAACGGGTACCCTTACGCTTGCCGGAGCGGTAACGGGGTATCAAACTTTTAGTTCGGCTATTGGCAACACCAATACCTGTTACTACACAATCGCCAATCCCGGAACGTCTGAATGGGAAGTAGGTATTGGCACGGTTGGTGCTGGTACGTTAGCACGTACGACTATTCTTTCCTCATCAAACGCTGGAAGTGCAGTTTCTTTCTCGGCGGGCGCAAAAGATGTATTTGTTACATACCCTGCTGAAAAAGCTGTTTACCTAGACAGCAGTGACGCATACATTCCCGCAAGCCCCGTGTTCAACGGTAATGCTGTCATCTCTGACAACTCGGCTAACGCTGCGTTACGCATCACGCAAACAGGCACAGGTAACGCTCTGTTGGTTGAGGATAGTCCAAATCCTGATAGCAATCCTTTTGCTATTGATTACCAAGGATATGTGCTTGCAGGAACAACAACTAGACCTAGTTGGTGGTATGCGCCTAGTCAAGTGCCATTGATTTCTGCCCCTGTTACTGGCGCTACTGGCGGTTATGGTTCGGTTGGATTAAATAATGGAGGTGGTTTTTTATTTGGTAGAAGCAACGGCGCTGATTATACAACCAGAGGTATTGTTGCAAGTGGCGATAACTTAGGAACAATCTCTTGGTGTGGTGATGACGGCTCTAGTCCAAGTCTGGCAGTTGCCGCAAGGATTGTCGCTCAAGTAGATGGAACTCCCGGCGTTGGTGATATGCCCGGTCGCTTGATGTTCTTGACCACTGCAGATGGCGCATCTCTCCCGACAGAGCGAATGCGCATCACAAGCACTGGAACGGTTGGTATTGGCGCAGCGTCAGGCTTAACAACATCAAAAGTCAGAATATTTAGCGATATAACTGATCTTACAGCTACATACAACATTGGTTACGCCGATGGAACGCACACACTAACTGCTAACAACGCTCTTTCGTTTAATGCAGTTGGAGGTCTTGCAAACTTAGATCAAAACGGGTTTAACGCAACTACCACTTTAACTAGTGGCGGGAGCTTAAAAGGTTTAAACGGACGGGCGTATGTAACTGGAGCTTCAGGCACGGTTACTTCTGCCGTTGGCAGTTATTCTGATGTACGCAACACTGGCGCTGGCACACTTACCAACGCTGTTGGATTTCAAGCAGTTATATCAAATACCGGTGGCGGTACATTAACCAACGCATACGGCGTATACATCAATCCGCTTACGGCAGGGACTAACAACTACGGCGTTCATAGCAACATAGCCGCTGGGACAGGGCGCTGGAACTTTTATGCTCCGGGTTCGGCTAGCAATTATTTTGCGGGTAGTGTTGGTATTGGGACTACAGCATTATCCAGCATGAACTTACGAGTTTCGGGAGACTTGACTGGCTCAACCAGTACACAAGCAATTCGTGCAGATGGCGTTGTGCAATCTGACTCAACTTCAGCAGCAATTGGTGTTTATACACTTGTAGGTACAGCAGCCGCAGCATTTACAGTAAGCAACCTTTATCAATATAGGGCTGAGCAAGGAACATTTGGTGCAGGGTCAGCTGTAACAAACCAATATGGTTATCTTGCTGGTACAACCCTTATAGGCGCAACCAATAACTATGGCTTCTACGGCAACATCGCTGCTGGCACAAATCGTTACAATTTCTACGCTAACGGTACGGCTGCGAACTACTTTGCTGGCGCGTTATCATTAGGTGCGTCACCATCAGCCGTAACAGGTTCTATCCCAGTAAACTTAAATTACAGCTTAACTGGTTCGACAAGCGTAACCAACATTAGAGCTATACCAACAATTCTATCTGATGTTACAGCCAATGCCATTGTGTTTAGAACGCAGCCTTTTACGCAAGCAGCAGCATTTACTTTGGGTGGATTGATTCATTACGATGCAACACAAGGAACCATAGGCGCAGGATCTGCCGTAGTAAACCAATACGGATTTAACGCATCGGCATCCCTCATAGGCGCAACCAACAACTACGGCTTTTTTTCCTCAATTCCTTCCGGTACAGGACGTTTTAACTTCTACGCTAACGGTACGGCTGCAAACGTATTTGCTGGCACAACTTCAATCGGCGGCATAGTAGGAGAAGAATCCCTGCGTGTCACTCCTGTTGCTAGTGCGGTGAATTATGTAAGCGTGTTTGGTGCAACTACTGGACAGACTCCAACAATTAGCCCGCAAGGTAGCGATACAAATATCCCTTTAGGTTTTTCGTCTAAAGGCACTTCAGCATTAACTTTTTACACCAATGCGTTTGGCAACATCCAATTTAATATTGCCAACACAGCCTCCGCTGTTAATTACTTACAGGTAACTGGAGGAACTGCGGGTAATGCAGCGACGCTCTCGGTTCAAGGTAGTGACGCAAGCATTAGCATTGGTTATTTTGCTAAAGTTTCGGGGTTTCATTTCTTTTATACGAACGGCTCTGCCGCACAATTTGTTGTTGCACCTACAGCCTCCGCTGTTAACTTTGTGCAAGTTAGTGGAGCAATAGCAAGTGCCGCTCCTTATGTTGCGGCAGTAGGCTCAGACACCAACATTAACCTAGCCCTCACGCCCAAAGGCACTGGTAGTGTTACAACTAACTCACCTGTAACTATTTCTGCCAACAGCACAACAGACGCCCTACGCATTACGCAAACAGGCGCAGGTAACGCTTTGTTGGTAGAGGATAGCGCCAATCCTGATTCAAGTCCGTTTGTGGTTAATACTGTTGGTCGAGTAATACAAGGAACTACACAAACATACGGGGTTATGAGTGGAAGCACTTCTATTCCACCTATACAAACACACGCAGCGGCAGCGACAAGCTCTGCTACTGGATATTCGGGTTTTAATTGGGCAACAACCACAGGAGCAAGCTCCGTTAGCTATGCAAAAAGCCGTGGCGGCACGATTGGAACTCATAGTGTAGTTGCTTCTGGTGATGTCCTTGGGGTAAATTATTATTACGGCTCAGACGGAACATCATTTATTCCAGCCGCATCTATTGAAGTAGAAGTAGACGGCACACCCGGCACAAACGATATGCCCGGTCGCTTGGTGTTCTCCACCACGGCTGATGGTGCGTCTAGCCCGACTGAGCGGATGAGGATTGATAGCGCTGGTCGTATTGGACTGAACGGAATTAACTCTTTAGTTGCGTTAAATAACACCATTCCAATTCAAGGTGGAACGCAATCATGGGGTAACTATTCTGGCGGTATTGTTCAATCTGGCGTTACCGCAGTAGCAACATATTATGGGACTGGAGCAGGAACAGCTGCGGCATCGTTTACTTTAGCGACGCTTACCCATTTCAATGCTGGTCAAGCCACGTTTGGAGCTGGCTCAACAGTTACAGCACAAATTGGGTTCAATGCTTCCTCATCCCTAATAGGAGCAACCAATAATTATGGGTTTCTCTCTGCTATTCCATCCGGAACAGGTCGCTGGAACTTTTACGCTAACGGCACGGCTAATAACTTTTTAGCTGGCTCTTTGTTTATTGGACAGAACTATTACAGCAACGTTGGCTTGGGCGTTTACTACACCTCAGGATCGACGGTCGGCACGGGCATCTATAACGACACGCAGATCACTTCAGCGACTACGAGTGGGTATACAGCTAATAGTACGTATCTGGGTACTCAAGCAGCGGCATTTACGCTGACCAACTTATCGCATTACTCAGCCAACCAGCAGACACTTGGCGCAGGGTCAACGGTAACAAATCAGTATGGGTTTAACGCAGCGTCTGGTCTTACAGGCGCAACCTACAACTTCGGCTTCTACGGAAACATCGCCGCTGGTGCAGGTCGCTACAACTTCTACGCTGCGGGTACGGCTGATAACTACTTTGCGGGTAAGGTTGGTATTGGGATGTTGCCGTCAAATCCATTGGATGTTTCTGCTGCTACATATTGTGCAATCGCAGCTAACAGCGGAACAGTGCAAGGACACTTTGCAGCAAACGCCGGTGGTTCAGTTGATATTCGTGCCGTTACAAATCACGCATTAATTCTTTATGCCAACAACACTGAGCGGCTGCGCATCACCAACACAGGGACAATCTCCCTAGGCGCAGCCCCCGGAGCAGAATCCCTGCGTGTCACTCCTGTTGCTAGTGCGGTGAATTATTTGAATGTGTATGGCGCTGCAACTAACACTCAAGTCAATATGAGGGCAGAAGGTTCTGATACCAATATTGGTATTAACATGACAACCAAAGGAACAGGCTCCCATGATTTTTATACTAGCAATTATGGCGGCATTCAATTCCGCATTACCAACACAGCCTCCGCTGTTAATTACTTACAAGTAACGGGTGGTGATGGTTCTACTACATCCCCTAGAGTTATTGCAGCGGGTTCAAGCGCTGATATTACAACTCAATTTTTGACAAAAGGATCTGGTCAATTTCACGTTCTTAATGGTTCAGGTGCTTTACAGTTTGCCGTTTCACCCACAGCCTCCGCTGTTAACTACTTACAGGTAACGGGTGGGGCTACAAGTAATGGTCCAGTTCTAACCACGCAAGGATCAGACGCAAATATTTTTATGGTTCTTAGTACCAAAGGTACAGGGTCATATTTGTTTGCAACAAACAATGTAACTTCAACTCAGTTTTCAGTGGCTCATACCGCCTCAGCGGTTAATTATTTAACAGCAACTGGTGGGGCTACAGGTAACTCAGCAAAGCTAAACGCATCAGGCTCAGACACCAACATTGACATAGCCCTGACACCAAAAGGCACAGGCGTAGTCCGTGATGCAAACGGTAACATTAGAGCAGTACCAAAGTCTGGTGCAACAAAGACCTCAAGCTACACGCTAACCACGGCGGATGTTGGTGATTTTATTGAAGTTGGTTCTGGTGGTTCGGTCACAATCCCTGATGCTACCTTTGCGACGGGCGACATCGTTTCGGTGTTTAACAACACAACTGGCAACATCACAATTACTTGCACGATCACTACGGCTTACATCGGCGGTACTGACGCAGATCGAGCCACGGTTACACTTGCTACACGCGGCGTAGCAACCATCTTGTTTATTAGCGGTACCGTATGCGTTATTAACGGGAACGTTGTATGAGCATAATGCAACTTCTATCTCAGGCTAAAACACCATACACGCTTAATTATCTTGTTGTTGCTGGTGGTGGAGCTGGTGGTAGCGATTTAAATTCGCAAGGTGCGTCTGGCGGTGGAGGCGGGGGTGGCGTTTTAAGTGGAAGCGTATCCATTATTGCTTCAAGATCTATCATAATCACTGTAGGCGCTGGCGGGACATCAGTAGACTCAGCGTCGTTGCGTGGCTCTAATGGGAGCAACAGCGTAGTAACAACACTATCATCTTCAACGCTAACGGCAACCGGGGGTGGTGGTGGTGATGGCGCTATCGGATTAAACAACGGTGGTCCCGGTGGATCGGGTGGTGGCGGTGGACAGCCCGGCGGTGGAGCATCTAGCACAACAAATAATGGCGGTGCTGGAACAAGTGGACAAGGTTATGCTGGCGGAAACGGCGCAAATGGCGGTACAAGCGGTGACGGTTATGTTCGTGCAGGCGGTGGTGGCGGAGCAAACGGAGCTGGGTTTAGCGCCAGACTAATAAACGGGTCGCAGGGTGGTGGTCCCGGAGTGGTATGGATAGATGGTCAATACTATGGCGGTGGCGGCGGTGCTGGTGACGATGCAGGAAACGGTTACACGCTTGGGGGTATTGGTGGCGGCGGAAACGGATCAAACGCTACAGCCAAAGCACCAAGTGGAACAGCAAACACCGGGGGTGGTGGTGGCGGAAACGGAGCTGATAACGGTGCTGGGTTAAGCCCGGGTGGTAATGGTGGCTCTGGGGTTGTTATTATATCTATGCCAACCGTTAACTATACTGGTATATACACAGGCACTCCGACCATCACGACAAGTGGAAGCAATACGTTTATTAAATTTACGTCAAGCGGGAGCTATGCAGTATGACCCATTTTGCGCATATTGATAAAAACAATATCGTTACCCAAGTACTTGTTATTGAACAAGATGTAGTAGATACTGGCCTGTTTGGCAATCCCGCATCTTTTGTGCAAACAAGCTATAACACTTTTGGTGGGCAGCATCTTACTGGCGGCACTCCACTACGCAAAAATTTTGCTGGAATCGGGTATAAATACGATCTAGTCCGGGACGCTTTTATCCCACCACAACCGTTTCAATCTTGGGTTTTAGATGAGGCAACGTGTTTGTGGGATGCCCCTGTACCAATGCCAACTGATGGTAAAGCCTATCAGTGGGATGAATCGCTTTTAAACTGGGTAGAAATACCTTTAACAACTGGAGAACTAGCTTGAAAGACCTTAACATTACCCTGACTGTTGAAGAAGCTAACGCCGTGCTACAAACGCTTGGTCAATTGCCGACATCTTCCGGTGCATACCCACTGCTCATGAAAATTAAACAGCAGTGTGACGATCAAGTCAAAGCCCAAGAGCCTATTCCTAAAGTAGAGGTGCAATAATGCAATGGATTATTAATTCTCTTTCGGTGTTGCAGTCACCAGAACCTGACACCGTAGTCATGAGCAACTTTACAATCAGCGATACGCAAGACGGCTTAACAGGATCGGTTACATACTCGGTCAATTTGTTGCCTGCAGACCCAAATAACTTCATCCCATACGATCAAGTAACCCAAGCTGAAGCCGTTCAATGGACGCAAGCCGCACTGGGTGTTGACCGTGTAGCAGCGATGGAAGCTGAGGTGCAAGCGCAGATTGACGCACAGAAAATCCCTACCCCACAGCCAGCACCACTGCCTTGGGTTGCGCCTGAAGCACCTGCGGTTGAAGCACCTGCGGTTGAAGAACCTGCAGTTGAAACGCCTGTTGTGTGATGTGGTGGCTCCTGCTTATACCCGTGGCAATTGTCGGATTCTTTTTCTGGCTTTGCGCGGGTATGGATGAGCAAATGAAAGGGTATTAAATGTTTGGTTTCCTACCATTCGCTTCTGAGGCTTTTGCTGATATAACTGAAAGCCCATCGGTTTACTTAACCGGGGTGGTAGGAACAACTGCGCTTGGCACAGCAACAGTAAACGGTAATGCAAACCTTACCGTTATTGGAGTTCAGGGCAATACAGCTCTTGGAACGGCGACGGTTGATCTGCAACTTGATGTTTTTGTTACCGGCGTTCAAGGCACCACAGCGCTTGGTACAGCCACAGTAACTGGCACGGCGGTTGTCTCCCTAACGGGTGTCCAAGGAACGACGGCGCTTGGAACGGCAACGGTCACGGCTGATGCAAACCTTACTGTTACTGGGGTTCAGGGAGATACAGCTCTTGGAACGGCTACTGCTACGGGCGGAGCCACTGTAAATCCCACTGGTGTTGTAGCCACCGGCGCAGTAAACTCTGTAACAGTTGATCTGCAACTTGATGTTTTTGTTACCGGCGTACAAGCTACAGGATTTACAGGTACTGCTACAGTAATTGGTAACGCTAATGTTTATCTGACTGGCGTCCAAGGTGTAGGAGAAATTGGCCCATTTTTTGTCTGGAGCGATATTGTTCCAGCTCAGGATTCGAACTGGGTTGATATAAACGATGCGCAAACTGAAGGTTGGGTGGATGTGGATACTGCTCAAGCAAGTAATTGGCAAGACATCCTTGCCGCATAAAGATTTCAGGAGTTAATAATGCCAGCAACTTACAGTCCTAATCTTAGGTTCGAGCTTCCCGGAGACGGTGAGCAGTCCGGTATTTGGGGCCAAACCACCAATAACAACATCGGTGCGTTGATTGAACAAGCTATCTCAGGGCTGACCTCAGTTAACGTGACTGCTGCAAACGTCACACTAACGGCTTTTAACGGAACGGTTGACGAATCGCGAAGCGCTGTTATTTCGGTTACTGGCTCGCCTGCTGCTGCGCGTAACGTGGTAATTCCAAACGAACCTAAGTGCTACACAGTTATTAATAGCACTGGAGTTGCGGTAACAGTTAAAACATCGAGCGGTACGGGCTACGCCTGCCCAGCTAACTCCCAAAGCACGGTGCAGTGTGATGGCGTGGGTACGGGTACAGTTACTGGCATGTCTATCTCGACGGTGGCTAACGCGCTGACTTCCTCGTCTGATCTAGCGTCAACGGCTGCATCGGTTGGATTGGCTAAGCTTAACTCGCCTGCCTTTACTGGCACGCCTACTGCTCCTACGGCGTCTGTTGGTACTAATACTACACAGCTTGCTACCACGGCATTCGTTCAGGCTGAGATTGCAGCAGATACTACAGGCTTTGCCCCACTCGCCTCACCTACCTTTACGGGTGTCCCTGCAGCCCCAACAGCAGCCCTTAATACAAACACAACCCAGCTTGCTACAACTGCTTTTGTTGTTGCACAGATAGCTGACGACGCCCCTACTAAAACCGGTACCGGTGCATCAGGCACATGGGGTATTAGCATAAGCGGTAACGCTGCAACTGCAACAAGCGCAACAAACGCAACGAACTCCACTACGCAAGCTCCCGGCACAAACAACACTACGATTGCAACAACGGCTTTTACAACCGCTGCAATTGCTGCTATTCCAACCCCGACTACGATTATTCCGTCCGGCACAGTAATGTTGTTTGCGCAAGCTACGGCGCCTACTAGCTGGACCCAGATTACAACCCAGAATAACAAAGCTTTGCGCGTTGTATCTGGTACAGGTGGTGGCACAGGTGGTACGGTTGCTTTTACTACAGCGTTTTCTAGCCAAAACGTTGGCGCTACAGCCCTTTCTACGGCACAGATTCCAAGTCACAGCCATTCGTTTTCTGGCACAACATCTGGTGTCGGCGACCACTTTCACAACTACACAGCTATTGCTGCCATCGGTGGTTCTTCGTTTGCTGGTGGCGGGCAGGGTACGGTTACGACGACGACAGGTGGTGCAGGTGCGCACGACCACTCTTACTCCGGTACAACATCTGCAGCAGGTAGTGGCGCAACTCACACCCACACGCTTGATCTAGCTGTGCAGTACGTCGACATTATCTTAGCGAGCAAGGACTAATGGAAATCAAACCCGGTACATACTGCCCACTAGTCAAGGAAGATTGCCTCCAGCTTAAGTGCGCTTGGTTTACCCAGCTTCGAGGCACTAACCCAAATACGGGGAAGGAGGTTGATGAATGGGGTTGTGCGGTGACTTGGTTGCCTATTTTATTGGTTGAGAATAGCCAGCAACAACGCAGTACAGGTGCTGCAGTAGAAAGTTTCCGTAATGAGATGGTTAAAGCAAACGAAGTTAGCCAACAAGTACTTATCGCTGCAGCGCAGCAAAGATTGGAGTAACCATGATTATTGCTAAACAAGCACAAGACCTAGATGGTGCAGTTGTTGAGGTTGCACATAAGGTAGAGATCCTTTGCCCGAACTGCGACCGAGATGTTGATGAGGCAGAGCTTACAGCACAGGTCTGTTCTGATTGCGGACATGACTTAACTCAGCCTAAGCAAAGTGTTGAGATTCATGCAACGTCTATTCCACTGTTTGCGATTACTTTCTAATACGTATGGTTACAGCTAAGAAACCAGTTGCTAAGACGGTGGTTAAACGGTCGGCGGTAAGAAAACCCGCACCAAAACCTGCGCCACGCGACATAACAGACAAAATCCTTGATCTGATCAAGTGGGTGGATAACCCGTTTAAACTTGTTTCCGTCATCTTGCTGTCCACCATAGCTTTTACTGGATACTTTGCTTGGGATTCGCGTCAGGTTATCTTGGCTGCAATTAAGTCAAACAGCTCAATGCCGCAAATTAAAGACCACGAACAGTTGCTTCCTCTGGCAAACGCTTTGGTCAAAGAGATAAACGCTGTTGGGGTTGTTGTTAACAAGGTAAATCTTGCAACAAACTCACGCACAACAGTATTGGCTATTGCTAACGGTGAGCGCAACCACAAGCTCGAAGGCTTGACGGTAAGCCTTTTTGCCGCCAGCCCTGAGCGCAATGCAGATGTGGTCTCAATGTTAAACAACGAAGTAGCGTGTAAGCCGTTTGAGTCTTCTAGCCCCGTTGGTGAGTGGGCAAAGCTGATGGGCGTTACTTACATGTGCAGGGCTTCAATACCCAACGAGATTGGCAAGTTTGCTGGGTACATTGCTGTAGGCTTTAAGTCTGAGCCACGGGACTTGATATCCGTTAAGACCCGAATGATATTAGCCGCATCGGAGATGGACAAATGAAAGCAAAATGGGAAGCATTTAAGGCTTGGTGTAGCGCCAAGTGGACAGCAACTAAAGCATGGTTTTCAGGCGTGAGGTTCTGAAATGTTACCGATACTCGACATCCTAAACATCGGCGGGAAGATAATCGACAAGATTTTTCCGGATGCCAACGCAGCCGAACAAGCCAAACTAAAGCTTCTAGAACTGCAACAAAGCGGTGAGCTTGCCAAGATGCAAGCCGATATGCAGGAGCAAGGAGAGCTTACCAAGCGCCATACGGTGGACATGGCATCAGACTCTTGGTT